TTATGCCACCTTCAAATATGCTGCCTTGACGGATTCCTTGCTCACGCTACAATATATCATCGTTGTGTCTATCTTGCTGTGCCCGAGAATTGCCTGAATATACTGGATCGGTAATCCTCTCATCATGGCATTTGTCGCCATTGTCCTACGGAATCGGTGAGGATGCACCTTGTCAACCCCCGCCCTCTTACCGATTTTATGCATCAGTTGCTCTATACTGCACTTTGACATTGCTCTCCCTCGATCATTTAAAAATAATGGATCACTCGCGCAAAATCTCCTCTCAGCTAAATACTTTTGCAAATAATACATGGCATTATCACTAATATATACCGTTCGCTCCTTATTTCCTTTCCCGAGCACTGTGCACTCTCCGGCACGAAAATCAATGTTACCGATCTGGAGATTAGCAACCTCAGAAACTCTACATCCGGTTGACAAAAGGAACTCTACAAGGGCCTTTTCTCTTTCGGTCTGCAAACTGTCGCGGATCTTTTCCATCTCCGCCGCTGAAAACGGCTTTTTATCCGTCTGCTTCTGTTTGATTCGTTTGATCCTCAACATTGGATTCTTTGGAATGATCTCTTCCGCAGTCAACCATGCGAAAAAGGTTGATAAAAAGCGCCGTTTATTGTCCACTGTTACCGCACTAACCTTGTGTGTACTCTGATACAATGCCAGATGATATCTAATGTCATTTGTACGAATTTCTGCCAACTCCTTCGGTATATCCTGAAGCAGTTTTCGAACGGCATCGCTATACTGATCCAATGTGTGTTCCGAATGACCTTCTAACCTCATAGATGCTATATACGTTTTCAATATCTTCTCGTTGCTTTGCTCATTCACAAGTGCCAGCTCTGTACAACGCTCACTCACATCATAGTGCTGGAAAAGAACAGTCAGAGCCATATCTACCTCTCTGATCTGCTCTTTTCCTATACATTTATCCAGTATTCCTAGCAGCTCCATCCGAAATTTTTCTTCCATCATCGTTTCCCCCTATATGGCTTTTCTTTCCATTATAGAGTAGGTACGATTATTCGGCAGTATAATCCTCTCCTGTGATCTCTTTGTACTCATCCGCCGTGATCCACTTCCCCACAGCATTGTAAACTCGCTTTTTGCTCCACAGACCATGATCATAATATTCTTTTACTTTGTTATAATTTTTACTCATCTAAAGTTACCTCCATTTGCATAGACATATAATCAAGATCTGCTCTCTGCTTTTCAATATTGTCCGTATTGGTAGCTGTCTGCTCCGCATTCGCCGCAAGGCTTACAGACACTTCCGTTATACGCTTTTCGGTATCATCAGCCTCTTTTCCAAGAATAACCGTTTTTTCATCGTCGCGGAGTTCCACATGCTCTAGCACAACATATCCAGTAATCACAGATGTCAGCACGTCATCATCTGTCAAGATCTCTAATCGCGCAATGCTGTCCTTGTCGGTAAAAATTGTCTGTAACTCCTCACAGGAGCTGTCATTGTCAAATACAATATGTAATGCTCCATTTTTGTAATTTGCATCCACTATCGCGTAGATGTCCTTTGATGTTTTTAATTTCATGTTTCTTATCCTTTCTGTGACATGGTTTATAAAGTTACGTTTTTTCATTAAACAATGATTTAAAAAATACTTTTATAGCGATTAAAGAAATCACAAACGCCAACAATGCACCTAGTGGACTTTCAATTATTCCTAATTTAAATAGTGATGAAACAACAAATAATCCATTCCCTGATTTTTGGGCAATATTATTGACTATACCGTTTACGCAAGATGATAAATACGGTGTACAGATTGGTGTATCTATTGCGGCACATCATAATGGGAAAATAGGCGTTCGTACAAAAGATAACGGGACATGGTACGAATGGAATATCATTTCTTAGGCACAAATATACGAAAAACATCCATCTATTCGTGCAACACTGGTATGGTTTTGGTATGGATAATATACCGATAGTTCTCCGAGTGTGCTAAGCAGCATTGGAACATTGGTTCCGTCTATCATTGTAAGGCTCAGATATATGTTCCGCACAGGAGCATATATTCCTGTGCCTACTATTAAACCATGTTCAATTTTTGTAAGATTAGCCTCAATGGATATCATGGAAATGTTGCCGTATTTATAATTTAAAAGTTCGCCAGTGGCGTTTGTTAGTACGCAATTGGGATTTCCTTCGCTTTTTAAATCATTGTTTATTTGCGCAATACTTGCAGCCATCGTCCCCTCTATGTTCGGATTCGCCTGCCGCGCGTCTAATGCACTCCCGGGTTCTGTGGTGGTATTGTTGTTCACTATTGCCGGTTTTCCATCCAGGTCATTGTATTTCCCCGAAAATGCAACCGTCTTTAAATCTGCAAAAAACTTTGCAATCTTTCCAAGAATCTTCGGCATTTTCTCCTTGGATGCTATGTTTTCTCTTTTTGCTGCTACTGTAAACTCCGGCTCCTGTAATGCATCCGTTGCCTTTTCTCTTGTTTTCATCTGCTCATCAATCTTTTTCAGATTGGCATTCACGACTTCCACATCATAATCATCCTGCGGATCATCCATCTGCAGATCATAATACTTTGTCTTTGTCATGGCAGAACCTCCTCTCTCAGCTGTCTGTGTGTATAGTTATGTAACTGTGCATGCGTAAATTTGTGTAAAACTGCATGCGTATTATAAATAAGAAGAACTTTGTAGCATATATCCTCTGGTGACATACGCCGGATCAGTTCTTCAACAACTCCGACACGATCCGCTACATTCAATTTCAGATGCACGAGTATGTAATAATGCTCCTCATCTGAATACAGATCATAATTGTTTTCTCCTAGGCTGGCATTTAAACATTTTACAAGTGTCGGATGCGTATACGGTATCCGTTCATTCCACCGCATTGACACACGCGACCGACGGAGTTCTAAATTTTCACCAGCACCTGGAATGATATGTAAGATTCTTTCGAACCGCTCGATGCCTTCTGCATCTGAAGTCTCTATGAATGCATTTCGTAATATTTTAGTAGTATCCATGTTAAGAGCCGCCACCTGCTTATCCTCGCTCTGCATCAATTGCTTCATTTCTTCAAACTGTTGCATAAACGGCGGCAGATAATCAATCATTTTTTTAGCCACTTACATCACCCCTTACCGGAATTGCATCCTCATCCAATGTTACATTTTCAGATGCACCATTCAGTTTCACATCTGTAATATCCAATATTCCATCAATCAATAATAACCGGGATTCAATCTGGCTCTTACGCACCACCAGGTTATCTTCATTACTCCAATCAGCAGAAAGTTCTGTAAAATACCCATCTATTGTCGACTGCATATCGGATTTCAAAGATTCAAATGAATATCCATTCTTATAAACCGCGGTAACCGCCACAGCAACAGGAACTTCTTTCACTCCCATAACCTTTACCACATGCCCAATAGGTGCCAGACCATATCCATCTCCTGTCTTATCATCCGGATCTACATCATTTTGTACTTTCTTCATTAATGTAGCTGATGGAGCTTTAAACTCTGATGATATGATATACACTCGAACAGTGCCACCCACTGTAAGAAGTTTATTTTTTGCAGCATCATGTACCGCTTTCAACCATGCAAATACTTCCGTTCCAACGGTTTCCGCAGACTGCTTTCCAATCCACTCCGTAACTGCTGTAACAGGAATAAACTTTGCCGGATCATATCCTTTTTCCCACATCCGGATAACTTTGCATGCACCAACTCCATCAATGGCCGATACACGTTCCTTATAATCCGGATTGTTGCCACAAAAGCTTGTACTAGAAAATCCCTCGTAATAACGTTCACGGAAATCTTCCACATCTTCTTCATCCTCGCCGGGGATCAAGACTTCGGTCAATTCCGCTGTTTCCATATCATTCAGATCATTCTTTGTTTCAATCGTAAGCAATGATCCCAACTGCTGATTTCCGACAATACCGGCAGTCTCACATGTTACCTGATACTCTCCGGTTGCTGCATCCATTACAGATGTTACCTCATAGTTCAGATCACCAAGGTTAAACCGGTCCCCGATCGCTATTGCTGTATCGGACGGACTAACAACCATCTTGCATACCGCATTGGTCTCTTCTTTGGGATATACTCCGTTCTCAGCTGCACGCTTGATCAAATAATAATAGGATGCTGTATCTGCATATACCTCATTCACAATCATATCCATATCGATATACGTCTGCGCCAACTCCATGGCAATTGGTGCTATTGCATCATAAATTATCGATCCTTCTCGCTTATCCAACTTGTCGCTTACAGATGCAAGCATTTCTTCCATGATAGAATCAAAGTCTTTGTTCTCAAACACTAATATTCCACCTCCGTTTCCAATCCATTTACTTTATCGCCTTCTGCTGTAATTACAGAGAACGTAACATGCAGAGCTTTCTTTCCCACCGGTTCCATCTCAAAATCTTCACAAGATTCAAAACGATCATCTGCAGTAATTGCATCCGTAATCCGACTTGGAACTTCTGACATAACATAAGATAGAGACTTTCCCCTCAGATCCTGAAGCTCCACTCCATAATCCCATGAATAAATTACATTTTTATATCGTTCTGTGTTCAAGATTTTCAATATTGCCTGTCGGTTTGCCTCTTCTCCGTCTGCTTTGCCAAGAAAAATGCTTGGCTCATTCTCAATGGTTCCTATCTGCATTGCATATGTAAGAGACGGATCATTTTCCACTTCAAAGCCGGTCATATCATCCTCTTCATCGTCATCATCATAATTTGTCGGAATCATTCCTTCACCACCTTGTCTATTACCACAAACTCCTGACCACCGCTTTTGCGCATCATCAACACTTCATCTCCGGCTTTTAAGGCATTGTGAATCATAATCTTTACATTTTCCAACACAATGTCATCACCAGTTCCGCCCGATCGGTTCTTCGTTTTCCATCCATACTCTTTTTTGATTGTTACTTCAACCTCATGATCCGTCATACTTTGTGGCACCATTAAAAATTCTTCCCCAATTTCAAAAGAGTTTGTAATTTTCACTTTCAGAGGATCTTCGCTGGTAACCACACCGGTCACATAATCACACATCTTTGCAGCCCGTACCGCATCCATTGCAATCTTCTTGATTAACTGCACCAGATTTCCGCTACTCACTAAAATCACCTCCAGACACTACCAGGTCCATCGTATATTCACGATTTTTAAATGTGTGTGTCACTTTCTCTACCAGCATATAATTTGCAATTTTCAGATCTCCCAAATCAAGTATGACTGGCACAAGCGATCCTCCACGCACTTTACTGTTTCCAATCACGCCTGATATGGTAAGTGTACGCTTCTCATGGCTATACAATTTCAATAAAGCCTGTGCTTTCAGCTTTCCAATATCCGGACTATTGATCTCATCCGTAAACTGCAACGTTCCCCATTTTGCGATTTTCTTATTGTCACGTACCAGATAAATTCCATAACTGGTTCCAGTATTTTGACTTGTTGATGTCTTTGTACTTCCTTTTTTCTTCTTACTGGATTTCTTTTTCTTATAGATCAGCTTGATCTGGTTATACACATCCGTATCAATCGTTGTTTTGTAGGAATAATCTTCCCCTGTTTCCGCATCTACCAGACAGGTATTTACCTTCATCTTTGCCACATCAGTCAGGCACAATTTTCCAATATTATCATAAAAAACATACGTCTTTCCTTTTACCATTAAAGTATCATCCAACGCGTTTTGAATCATATCGAATAATGCCGTATTGTCCTCAACCGCTGATCTGCGCCACCCTGTCTTTGCAAGTGTGCCGCATTTTAACAGGAAGCGCTTTGCAATAATCCGAATTACTTCATCTGCTGTTTTCTTTTTGTACACAATTGTATCTTTGTTTTTCAGATACCTAAGCTGATCATATACGGTATACGATGCCATCCCGTCCTTCTTGACTTCTTTTGTAAATACAAAGCCATAGAAAAACTTCTTGCTGTCCACAGTAACAAGAACTTCATTTCCCATACCTATGAAAAATCCTTTTTCAACTTTTGCTGCAAAAGTAAATTTGCCGGGTGTGCTGTCTCTTTCCCATACAACCTTTGCTCCATCTTCCACTGGTACTGTAAATTTCTTTTTCCCATTATTTACAGTAATCATTACATTGCCATTCGGTATTTTTCCCGTTTCTGCTTCATCGGCTTTTATGGTTTCCTCTTTTGCCTCATGACGCGATAATATTTTCTGCAGATATTGCAATTCTTTCTTGGAATCCTTTTTTTCACCAAAACCGGATGAATTATTTCCGGTATTTGCATATTTTGGCGTGCCATAACCGGTAATTGTAGCATTATTCAAAGAATATGTCCGCCGCGCTACCTTATCGGATGTATTTCCTTCAATAGTATGTAACTGACCACCGCTGACGCTCTCAACAATACCCACATGGCTTCGGCCAGTTTTAAAATAAACAATATCCCCTCTCTTTGGCGTGTACCTCCCTTTATACTTAAACTGTCCTTTCTTTTGATACCACTGCATACCATAAGCTACGGATGCCGTTTTCGGAACAATGGAAGTAGATACCCCGGCTTCATGCGCACACCATGAAACAAACGAATGGCACCATGCAGCACCATTCGCTCCTGTATATTCTCCGTATTTTGTTCTGTTGTTTCCCTGCTCCCGGTATCCGATCTCTCCAATCGCTACATCAACAATATCTTTCATCAGCTACCACCTCCCGGAAGTTTCAATACCGTTCCAGCATACAAATAATGACCATTCGATGATGATTTTCGTCCATGCTTACGAGCTGCATTTTCAATCGTTTTCTGGTTTAACTGATAGAGTTTCTTCCATGCAGATGCATTGTTCATCTGTTTCTTCGCAATTTTCATAAGCGTGTCACCAGATTTTATCTTGTAGCTTTTGGCTATAGCTTTCGTTTTCTTCCGTTGTTTTTTAACCGTAACAATCGTTTTCTTTTTTCCGGACTTTGTCTTTTTGTCTTTCGGTACAAGTTTTTTTGCTCCCCAGTGACGGTATTCTTTCATGTTAAGCTTTACACACACATCTGATCCGTATTTATCTGCATCTTCCATGATCTCATAATCTTCAATAGTCACATCCATTATGATATCTTCGATAAGATGTTTATCTGATACTTTGTAACGATTAAACTTTAGCGTGATTGGTTTCTTCTGATTTTTCCATTTTTCTAATTTGGAAAGATAATATGCAGCTCCCACCTCTGCTCCTTCACAGGAAAAAGGGTATTTATTAATTGGTAACAGCAACTCCGGAATTGTAATATCAGACAATCCCGGAGACTTAATAAGATTAACCTCTCCCTCATTTATGAGAGTTATGGTCTTATTTTTGTTATTGATCTTGATGTCAAGAGACCCTGGGGTCACTGGAAAAAGGACCCCATCAATATATAATTCATACATCTTTAGTGTTCTCCTTCCGCTGCTGCATTCATTTCTTCCTCAATTTTGCTACGCAAATGTTCCGCCATTCCATCTAAATCCATATCATTGTTTACGTTGTTATGGTTGATCATCTCAACCTTGATCTGCGCTGTTGTAAATTTATTCACATACTCACGATCTGCAATATCTCTCAGGTACTTCAGATCCTCGCTGGATGCAGATAATGTATTAGCTGTTTTGGCGGTATTCTTTGCAGTGTCTGCTGTATTTGCTGCTGTTGCCGCGTTGCTGGATGCAAGCGCATTTGGATAATTATTTGCACTTGGAATATTCGTGGCTTTTGATGATATTGTATTCTTTATTTTACTGGTTACACCATCGCCCCATGCTGCTCCGGCAGTATATGCATCTTTGGCCCATCCACTTTGATAGACATCATACGTTTTTATTCCTTTATTAAATGCATCTGTTACGCTGGTATAATCTTTTGTATTTCCGGCAGCTGCAGCCGCTTTTGATGCATAATTATCTGCTGCGCTCGTAATGCCGCTATAATCAAATTCGACAAAAGGCAGCTTATTCAGTGCGGAACAAATACCAGATACTACAGTAAGCGCTGTAGACAGCATGTTGTACCAGAGTGCCTGTACATGACTAATCGCATTGTGAAAAGCAATCTCAACATTGGTTGCACATGCTCCCCCTGCGTTCCATATTCCAATAAAAATATCTGCAACTGATAATCCCCAATTTTTAAAATACTGGATAACAACATTGATTCCTCCGCAAATTGCACCAAATGTACTTTGGGCAATATGTCCAGCTCCTGAAAAATGATTACATAACGCAACCAACACAATGATCAACGCCATAATTCCAACAACTATCCATGTTAACGGGCAAGACAACATTGCAGTATTTAGCCCGTACTGTGCCGCGGTTGCAGCCGCAGTTGCACTTGCTTCTGTTCCTGTTGCTGCTGCGTGCGCATATGATGCAACACACATTGTAATCTTAATTCCTGTTGATATCATATCTATTGCGTTCGTAATGCCAACATAAGTTGCATAAGCCGCTAATGCTGCAACCACACCATAAACAACAGGACCTATAATTTGCCAGTTGTCTTGTACAAAGGTTCCTATTGATCCAATTCCTTCAAATATATCAAGTACCACACCTGCTACTACTGCAAGATCATTTATTGCATTTGTAGCAAACTCCTGAAACCCGTCTGTATTTGCCAAATCATTAAGTCTCTGCAAAACCGGCTGAAATGCCATAGTGGCGTCATTTTGAAATACCGTCCACATCTGTCCCCATGTCATTGGCATATTTTCAAAATTAGCATTTATCTCATCAGTCGCAGCAAATACCGCTTGCTTCACAACATCAGCCGACAGTTCCCCATCTTGTGCCATGCTTCGAATCTTACCGATTGGAACATTAAGATAATCTGCAATATTCTGAATCAGATTCGGTGCCTGCTCAAAAATACTGTTTAACTCATCACCTCGAAGTACACCAGAGCCCAGCGCCTGTGATAACTGCAATTCTGCATTTGCTGCTTCCTGCGTAGACGCTCCCGCAATTGTCATCTGCTTTTGGACTAAATTTGCGAACTGGACAACTTCTGCACTGGAACTAAATGCATCTTTCGCATTATTACCAAATCGGGCAACTACACTTGCCATATCTCCTAATGATCCTCTGGCATCGTTTGCAGCCACATAAACCATGTTGTACAAATCGGCCGTACTCTGCAATCCGTCATTCATCATATTTAATCTGGAAGTGGTCTGTGTGATCTCATCCGACATCTCCAAAATTTTTCCAGCCGTCTGAATACTCAAGTACGCCCCTGCCATTCGTTTAATTGCCGAAACTAAATTCGATGATTCACTTGCACCGTTTTGTAATGACTGATTAAATTGTTCCTGCCTTCGAATATTATCATTGATCGGACTACTCGCCTGTTGCATTGTTTGATTGAATTCTTCCGCAGCTACAGTTGCCTGTGCAATTTCATTCCGGGCAGCTTCCAAAGATGCCGTATTCACACCAGCATTCATTGCCTGATCCATATCATAAATCGAAGAAATTGCCATATTCACAGAACTGATGATATGCATAAGAGGGGCGCTAAAATTGTCTGCCAACTGTATTCCCGTTGTAATTGTAGCCATATCATCACCGCCCTTCTGCTTCCTTCGCTATTTTCTTTGCCTCTTCCTTTTCCGCTTCAATTCTTATATCTATACAGGCAATAATAAAAGCCTTTTCCTCCTCTTCTAAAGCAACCCATTGGGAAGGGAGAATGTGGAGCTTGTGCAATGCATAATATGCATAGTTTGCTTCCGCATCCCCTTCCTCAATTAGTTTTTTGCCTGCTCTGTCTTATCCTCTAAAGTATCAAATCCCTGGAACTTCTGAACCCATGCAGAAAGGTCCTGGTATTCTCCCGGGTTGTCGATCATGGCATACAGAAGTTCTCCCGGTGTCTTCACTCCATAAGAATCCTGTAGTTCCTTATTGTAAAGATCCGGTTCAACAATGCTCTCTGCGATCAGATCATTGATATATGCCGTTGTATCCAATTTTGGACGGAACATATTCGGCTTTCCAACTACCGGAACATCTTTTGTATGGCCCTCACGCATTGTTTCATTTCGCTTTGATGTAATCGGACGAAACTCAAACTCCAAAGGATTGCCATTTTCGTCCACAAAAGCTTTCGATGGTGCATACTTCCCGTTCTCTCTTTTAATTTTGTTTTTTGCTAAAAATCTGCTTAAATTTGACATACATTGTCTCCTTTCTTCCTATAAAAAATCCCCTCATGCCAGACACATAAGGGGCAATATTACGCTGCAAGTCCAATAATTTCTTGAAACTCTTTCGGCATATCAAAATCATCAAATGTGAAGCTAACATCCTCGTCCAGATATGAGTCAGAAGATGCATCAAATTTCGCAAGCACTCCACTGTCAATGTTGCACTGTAAAAGAGTGATTGTCTGAGATCCTGCAGCACTGGATGGATCATCATTCGTGATCTGAATTTCGAAATAGACATCCTCACCAGTGTTTTTAAAATCAAGCATCATTTTACGGAAAATGCTCGTATTATAATGTATTGTACAAGATCCGGTTCCTTCCCATGATACCGACTTATTTCCCTTTCCTGTCTTGCCAAGAGTTGGAACCTTTGCCTTGTTCTTCTTGAAATTCGCTTCAAGCTTGATTGCGGTCATCAGATTGTATCTACGTTCACCAATTGTCACGTAGCACTCTGCAAGAGCTGCAGAGATAGAATCCTTTGCAAGCATCACATTATTCATTTATACTTCACCCCCTTATTTCACTACTGTAGTCATGTACATAATACTCATGGCATTTACAACTTCAACCGTATTATTAACGACTACCGATTTCTTTGATTCTCCCTGTTCCACGGTGACATTATCCCGCTTGAAATTCTCAATAGCCCGCAAATTCTGTAATTTTTCACGGATCTCGCACAGCCCACTTTTCAAGCTGTTCCGCCCTGGATCATCATTTGGGAACTTCCCGCGGAACCGTGTCTTAAAGAGCAGTGCATCATCATTTGCAAGCTGGTCTACAACCCTGATTGTCTGATTGTCGCAAAAAAATTCGTTGCAATCTTCCGTGATGGTTATGTGTGTATTGATATCACTTAGAATCTCAATTTCATCATCATTTCTATCAAACACAAGCTGTCCCTTTTTGATATAATCTTCCAGATCATTGTCAATTGGCTCAATGGAAAATTCACCATCGTACACTCTGCCCTCGCAGGACTTATTCACCGCAGTGGAGCATTCCACCCCGGTAAGCCAATATACAGCGGATGCTTCCGGCCAGCCCTCGTCCGTCGTTTTATTCGGTGCGGAAATAACTCCCATATAGTCAGCATCCGACTTGTAAAGCACAAGCTGAAACTTCTTACCAACTTCATCACGCATACGCTTTACATATGCCACATACAGCCTCTTGGTCACCTCATCTGTAACCACAACGCCCATCGTATTAAATCCGTAGGCTTCTGCCTTTGCCAGATACTCCGCATGCGCATCGCCATTGACGACACCATTCGTTCCGCCAGACAGTGCTGCCGATGCAACTGCTGCAAGTTCCAACGTATCTGTTTTAAATGTCACAAAGTCATTATCTTTCAGATCAGCCGCTTTTTTTACATTCTGTACTTCAATTCTGGACGTATCAAGATATGTAGTTACATTCCACGACTCTGGATCATCCACGTCCTTTGCTATGGAGATCCTGATCGCATTGCCGCGTGTCCCCGTGTACTTAGCTGTAGCATAATCATTGGACGCTTTTGTCCCGCCGCCGTTTAACCGGTATGCATACAGCACCAAGGTTCCGCCAGCAAACAGATCTCGCAGTCCTTTCATCTTATCGTCGGTATAACTATATCCGAATATCTTTTTCGAATACTTCTGCATATCCGCTGTAGTAACCTTAAAAACCGTATCATCCGGTCCCCAGTCAAGTTCCAACGGCATTGTGGCAATACCACGGTCAGACAATGCCGCAGATGCAATCCCCGCACTTACGACATTGATATACGCGCCCGGAAGCACTTTGTTCTGGGTTATCCATGTTCCTCCGCCAAATGCCATTTACTTCACTTCCTTTCTCAGATAATCACCGGTGATCTTATCCACCTGCGCAATCGTATATGTTTTTCCATCTTCCAGCAACGCTTCCAGCAGATCCCGCTGTTTCTTATAGCGTTTGGATTCTGCCAGCTGCTGCTTTGTAAATACATCCGCAGATGCCTGCGGTTTTACTTCTGGCTTTGTATCGCCCATATTGTTCACCTATCCTTTCAAATGTAATATTGTTGTAATGGTTTCCATAAGAGGAGCCGGAGTCTCTACCTTGCGGACGAAATAATTGTAATTTACAAAGAAATTCAGCACTCCGTCTGTAATCTCATGATGCATGTCCGTCCCTCGTACCGGCCTGTCTGCATCCAAAGGCGTAATATTCTCCAACGCCCATAACATACGATCAGCTACATCGCGGCATTCACTATTCGGATTGTCCTCCGATTCCGGGAAATACTGTATACAAAATGGATTGTCCATCAAATACCGTTTGGATGGGAAATCTGTCTTGGATGGATTTAAGAGGGTAATAAAAAAGCAAGGCTCTTTCAAGTCCTGCTTTATTTTCTCTGTATAAATTTCATAATCATCCCCAAACTCTTGGTTCAGGGCAATTGCTATCCCGGCTATCACGTTGCTAATCATTGAATGTACCTCCCAAGAACTCTTCCAGTCTCTTTTCCAGTAACCCAGGAGCCATACGTTTGATTTCATTTTCAGAAATAGTCATCATAAACTGCCCTTTAACCCATCCGTTATGGTTTGCTGTTCGATGTCCGAATTCTACAAAACTCGCATACTCAGTTGGATTCATAATTTTAATGGTGTACTGGTTCCCTGATTTTGTAACTTGAATGCTATCAACAGCCGCCTGTACTCCTTCTTTATTACCTGCAGTCCACCCTCTTCGAAGAGTACCACCAACCTTGCCTGAACTTGCTGGATATTTTCCTACAGGTGTCCTTTTGATTACCTTTGTGAGCAATCTGGCCGCAAGTTCCTTTGCACATGATTCGCAAAAAGAATTCCTTGTATCCTCGCTGCCTGCCAATCTATTCAAATTTTCCTGAAACTTCACCAGTTCCCGCATATCCACGCTTCCCATCCCCATCATGCATACCTCTCTGATAATTGCAACACAATCTCCTGATGCGTCGGATATACTGCTGCCACACTGCCGCATTTATAGTTTTGTGTCACACCAGCCTGTGTTACTGTAATCTTTGCTCCAGGTTTAATCTGCACGTCCGGAGATAAAAACAGCTTTGTGACCTGTGCCGTCTTTGCTGCTGATTCCGTCTGATCCACTGCACTGACACTGGAATATGATAAGCGGCATAGTTCATCTTCCAATACCACCACATCTTTTTCTGTTGTAATTCTGGTTTTTGGATCTTTCAATTTCTGATGCTCCATAACCGTACATCTGCCATCATATGTGGCTTCCTGCGCTTCCCTTGCAAGTGCCTGTGCCTGTTTGATTGCATCCGCGATCATTTCCATGCCACCTTTCTGTATCGGTTCAATGAAGATTTATAATTTTTCAGCACTGTATCCTTGAAATTATCATCCACATACTGACGGAATGATGTAGAAGTATCGCCCTCGGAAATTGAGGAGACAGAACCAACAGCTCCCGTCTCACTTCCAATATTCTCATTCCGATACAGATCCATCGCCATGCGGTAGCCGGTGTTTTGTAACCCATCCGGCATTTCCTCCACATGACAGTAATTCTTAATGATTTCTTCCACATCTGCAATGACAAATTCAAGCACCACATCCTTAGAATCACCCTCAATTCCAAGTAGTGCTTTTAACTTTGCCAGCTCCATAGGCTATCCGATCTTATGCTTGATTGCTACGATTCTAAGCTGCTTCGGCTCATATACCGGCTTCCAATTCTCTGCCATAGCAAGCTCTGCTCTTGTCGGAGTCTCTACGTGGTCACGCTTTGCCCCGGTGTATGCAATTCCTCTTGGATGGAGGATAAACGCTTTTCGGTTGATCAGGTAATCAATACCACCACCGGTCTGCTTATCACGGTCCACTTCTGTTGCAACATGACCAACCGGAGATCCATTTCCATATGCGATTGCTCCATTACCAAACAGATATGTAGTATAGATACCCTCCCCTGTTACCGGGCATCCATCATCCACGGTCACGCGTCTACCCTGATAAGTATCAAACTCCACATCCGTAGAATCCCGTTCTGTCTCGATCAGGTTCAGCTTTTTAAGATAAGATTTCGTAGCGGAATGCATTGCAACACCGGAAAGCTGTGCCTGTGCATCCCCAAGAAGCTGGCATGCATCAATAAATGCGGATGCGCTGATCAATTTGGCAGGTTCCGATTTTCCCGCTGTCAGATCAAGAATATGGTCTGCCATTCTTGTTGTCTGCTTTGGAGTACCAACCGGGTCCTCGGTTGTCGTTCCAAACACGCCGGACAGGATCGCGATCAACTCTTTCTGCATATCTCGCGCCCAGTAACCCGCTACCAGATCACCGATTGCTTTCATTGGATCATCTCCAGCCAATGCCGCGGAAAGATTTGTAGCAGCCCACATCTTCTGTCTAAGAATTGTGGTGGATACATCTTTGTTAGAACCGATCTTTGCCGGTGTCATCTTCACATCCTCAAGTGTTGGTTCCGATTCTCCATTCAGATCTTCAAAGAACGGCATATTGTGTGTTCTGGCCGCTTCACTTGCCAGTGTGTCAAATTCCGGGCTGTTTACCACGATTCCACTCTTAAAAAACGCGGACAGCTCCATTGTTCTGTTGATTACATACCGGTTAAACAGCTCCGGTACAATCACATCTGCAATTTTTGTAATTGCCATAAATCATTTTCCTCTCTTTCTTAAATTGTCACTCCGGCGGCTGCGGCCATTGCCTTTGCCTGTTCCGGATTAGATTTTAAAAGTTCACCCTGTTTTGTCAGATTGAAGGTATCTTTTGCAAATGGATTTACAGCACCGGTACCACCTGTGCCACCCTGCGGATGATACGGCGGTTTCTGCTCCTGTTTGAACAAATGTACCATCGCTTTATCTTCCTTATATGGCTTTACCGCTTCCTCTACACCGACCGGCTTGCCCTCTTTGTCAAACATAAACTTATCAAGCCCACCTGCTTTGTAGATCAGATAGTCCGGATCAAGCACTCCCTGTTTTGTGAGGGATTCTTTCAGCGCATAGGTCTTTGAGATCTTCTCATTGGCTGTCTGCTGATCTTTCAACTTCGTCTGCAGATCCGCAATGGTGTTCTGTAATGTCTCATTGTCTGCATTGTTCTTTTTCAGATCTCCGATCGTAGTATTAAGCGTTTTGATCTGACCGGCAAGATTCTCTTTTTCTGCCACGGCGGTATCATACTTGCCTTTGCTGACATACTCGCCCTCTGACAGATCTGCATACCTGATATGCTTTAACTTGTCCGATTCATTCGCATTTGCCGCATCAATTTTCTCTTTGACCTGTTTATACAGTTCTTCTCCTAACAATTCTTCTAACTTCATGGGTTACTTCCTTTCTGGCTTTATTTGCAGCCACGCTTATCAATATTTCCCTGATACGGGTTTCTGCCGGCAGTTTTCATGTCATAAGGCTTTCGGACAATATAAAAACAGGACTGCCGGAGAAACTTACTTAGCGTCACCTCTGCGCTGTTCGGTTCATAGATTTCCGGTTGCCCTGTTATTATTGATTTTGGGTATGAAAATACCACCATATCATTTCTGACTGGTGGTAACTTTCAATTTTACATTTCTATCATTTTCCGGATCAGTTCCAGATCTGTCACTTCAAGTGTCACAGTTCCTTTCAACGGATCTATATCTTCAAAACGAAGTCCTGAGAAAATCAGTCTTTCACAAGACTGCTCCCCCTGCACATCTCCAACTGCTTCATATACTTTTCCTGCATTAAACTCATCATCTGTCTGATATTCAATATTCTGACATAAAATGAATGATGCATAGATTTTCTTTTCTCCTTTACACCTTCTACCAAGAACAGGTGTCATACTCTGGTGTTCTGTAATTTCGATTTTCCCGGTAAATTGTGCAAGTGGCAACCGTCTGCCAGCTGTGATCACATTCAATGATGCGTTTTGAACATCTAATGTTTTTATAAGTTTCACCATACTATCACCCCTGCTTTTCTTCAAAATGCGGACATTTTACATTTTTTCCATTCCAAATTTCAGATGGAAGATTTTTGGGATAAGCATCACAATATTTTGAAAAATCGTTTCTTGAGCCTCTGTATTTACTGCAGTTCAAACATACGCAAAACAGATTCAGCTTATATCTATCTATTTCATATGGTTTATATTTGCTCATAACAATTACCGCCTTTCAAATCTAGGTTTGACATTATATAGTTCATACAATCTTTCCCAAGCAGCCTCTCCAAGTAATATGATCGCATCCTCTTTTTTCATTCCATGTTTCACTTCATCATAATATTTATCTTGTAATTCATATATAATTTCGTCATATGTATCACTAAATGTCTTGAAATCTGGAAGTTTTTCTACCTGTTCATTATATTCTAACACATATGTACCGTTTTCCCCACAGGTTCTGAAACTTTTGACTTTATAATTTACCAGCAGATACAGATCTTCTGGGGACGGCGGCGTACTCAATGGATGATTATGAGTAACATCTTTTCCTTTCATCATTTTAAGCTGATACTTCGTAAATTCTATAGTATCCTCATTTCCCAACTGGCAATTTACCGCTTTCCCATTGTCAAATATAACTCCAACCTCATGGTCGAACTTGCAGATTTCCGACTCGACCGTATCCACATTTTTACCCTTGAAATCATAATAGTTCGGGTTGCTTTTATTATTGTTTGTGATAATCCCAAACCGGTCTTTCGCTGCATTGTTACCATCTGCAAAAGAGGATTTCCACTCTTCATATGTCATATTGTCCAGTACATAATATGTTTTTCCATCTTCACCACGCGCTGCACGTTCTCCCGGCACTCCAAAATCATCTTCGAAGTATGGGCAGGTACACCCACGGCAGTTCGGATGGAACGGCGGAGCTGTCACACCAATTTCATACTGACTCATAGGGAAATGCTGCCCGTCCATAGAACCACAAAGGCTGCATGTAAAACTATCTAATGTTTCCAATATTTCAAACTGTTCCACCCCAAGTTCTGCAAAACAATCCTTTTGCGCTGCATTGGAAAAAGCCGCCTGTTCTGTCATAACCAAGCGGCCCGCGTTCTGTTTTGATACATTCATCTTCCGTGCCAGTGCATCAATCGTCTTCTGCGGATCAGCCCCGGTGATGATATTCTGTACCATGGTGGCGTTCAATTCATTGACCAGCTTCTGTTTGTTCGTCCAGATCCGGTCTGAAAACGTTTGCCCGTCTGCCGCCCAAGGCTTATGGACCACTGTATCAATCAACCGGTCATTCGGAGATGCAAAACTCCATCCGGTTCCAATCCCCTTCTGAATTTCATAGGCAGTATGGAGAAACCCAGATTGATAAACATCACGGATTGTAGAATCAACACTATCAATCTGATTACCGAACATCACTTCCAATGACTGCTGCATTTGAAGCTTCAATGCCTCCAGCCGATTGATGTGTACTTTTGCGGAAGCATTTTCCAGTTCCTTCATCCACTGTCCATTGATAGCATTTTCTTTTCCATACCGTATGTACTGCTCGACATCCCATTTCAGTTCATCCAATTCACTGGAATTTAATAACCGACGTGCTTCCACAAGAGAAATCTCGTTATTATTTGCAAAGCGCTGATACCACGCATTGATTTTCGCTTCCATCTGCCGCTGCGCTACGAGATATTGCTTTTCGATATCCGCGTAGCACCGCAGGCCTTGCTGATGCTGGGATTCCTCTATCTGTTTGAAGCGTTTTTTCCAATATGCACCGTTTTTCATTCATCCTGCCCCGTATCGCCATCGTTGTTGTCCTGATTGTTATCTGTTTTATTCTGATTCGTAAATGCTCCCGAATACAGATCAGCTTTTTCCTGCGCTTCTTTTTCTTCTTTTTCGATCTGCTTCAATTCTTCATCTGCATCTTCCACAAGCGGATGATTTTTCAGAATCGTCTTTTTACTTACAATTCCTACGGAATCCTTGCAGATCTGCGCCTGCTCCGTATCATTCTTGATACAGGTACGGGTCCATGTCTGGATGATCGTACCGCACTGAATTCCAAGAGATTTGCAGATTGCCCGGACAAGACGTGCAAAACCAAGCTTAAACTCTGTTTCCATCAATCCGGTTTTCATCTCTAATAGCGAATACATGAACTTCAAGGCTTCGCCCGACTGATTCCCGAAGTTCTCTGGCTGTGGATCAAATCCCTGCCCCTGTTCAAAGATTGCCTTTCTGGTGACTTCTAAGACACTGTTCCTGGCTTCAATCGGAATCTCGATATTGAGAGTTGACACTGCACCGCCCTCATCCCCATCTACTTTGATGGTCTTGTATTTTTTCAAATCAGAAAGAAAACTGTTCAGATCTTCGCCGCCGTATCCGGATAACACAAAAATCAGTTCCTGTATATCATCCAGATCATTAATAAAACCGCTGTAGACCTTGTCATATACGTCTATCAGCGGCTTAATGTTTCGCAGATCATCTGTATGTATATTGTTGTTGTAAAACGGAATGAATGGCACTTCTCCGAAGTCGTGCCGGTAATCCGCTACCATATTACCGTTCTCAGGATCCACGAACATATCATAATAGGTCAGCAGTTCCAATTTATCACCGATTCTACGCCGGAATGCCTGACACTCTGTGTCTGTCCAGTATTCGTATACCGTGTAATTGTCACCGTTCGCGTCATCAATGTCCGGATACACCCGCATGGCTCCGATCAGCCTGCGTTTAAGGCTCCGGTCAAACACCGGGATAATCTGCTCACTCGGAACAACCGCCCACTCAAAGCCGTTATCGCCCTGCCAGTAATGCACCCAGCCGATAGCGGCATTGGCGGCATTTACACACAGTTCCATGCAGTTCTTGGCATATTCATCCCCCAAGGCTTCTGTGATGCGCTTATTGTTTGCCGTACTGCCTACATCGAACAGCGGCGGCGCGGTAAAAGCATAGGCGGCTTTCTGATTCACGATCAGTCCGTGGAAGTTCCTTGGAATCCGGTTGTCTGCGTTGCGCAGCGGATTGTCAGGTTCTTCTTTTTTCTCGTCTTTCGGCTTATCCCGAAACAAGATGTCTGTCTCGTTACGGTAATACCGATCTGCTATATCTGCCCGCGTCACAAACGCTGCATGACCGGGTTCATATTTTTTTATTAGTTGTTTCATTGTTTCAATGTCCATTTAATTTCTCCCACAAAAAATGACAGGCTCGTTACAGCCTGCCATAATACCTATCGGTATATTCAATTTCTCCATTACCCTCGCCGTATTTCTACAAGCAGATTGTATTCTAGTAACATCTCATATAGGTGCGAAAGTTCTATCTTTTCATCTGCCAATGCTTCGCCCCTAAAATTACATTCGTAATCAATTTCATTGCTCTCCAAAAATTTTCTTATTCCATCAACAAACACCTGTTTTATAGATAAATGGTTTATTATTGCCATAATCTTGTCAATATCTTTATTTTTAAATGTTGATAGCTTATGAAGCTTAAATGTATCTTTGCTCAAATCAATAGACATAGGGGTACGTTCTTTTTTCAATTCTTTACACATATCATTAATCAATGTAATTTGACGGACTAACATATATTTGGTATCTGCCGCAATTTTCCCTGTATCTTTATTATATCTCCAAGATTGATACATTGCACCGCCGCCAAGAATTATCGTAATTATCAAAGAAATAATAGCCAATACGTCACTATACATAAAATATCCACTCTCCTTTCATCGTTATTATATGGCAAAAGGAGAACTGCTACAAGAAGTTGTTCCGCAGAAATCCATTCTTTTTTCCTTTCTTTGAAATCATTATATCGATTCAATCATGTCTCTCATTTCAAAATACCAATACCACCGCGGTTCTCATCCGTGTAAATTGCATACCGAATAGCATCCTGCACATCATCAAACTGTTTTACCGGCTCCCCGGTCTTTTCATTCCAAACATACATATAGATCTCATTCCGAAACCGACCAACATCATCTACAATCCGCAGCTTGTTCTGCTTATACAGTTGTGCCACTCGCTCAATTCCACTTAATACGGCTTTATTGGCATTGACCGCCCGCAACCCGTTTTTCTTGAACTTCTTTACATACTCCGGTCGGGCAGAATCGCAATAGAATGGGACGTTGCCATACTCGGCTTTGATTGTCTGCGCCTGTTCTAACCAGAAATCTATTTCCTCAAACTGGCTGGCAATCTCTCTAATCAAATAATAGCACCCCTGTTCATCTTTGCCGATCAGCACGATGGCTCCGAAATGTTCATACCCCCAGTCAACTCCTGCAATATACTTTACGAAATTGACATTTTGCAGTTCTGCCCTGCTGATATAATGGATTTTCGCATTAAAATCCCGATATACGGCTCCTTCGCCCATTACCCACAGCCCGTCAATATTGCGATCATAAAACATCCCAGACGGTGTTGTTTCTTTCATATTCTGCTTATAGCGCTCTGACAAAAACGTGTTATCATCCAGTCTGTATTGAACCGCCTTGATAGTCTTTCCATCAGCCTTGTCGATGAAATCTTTCTTCAACCAGTGCTCTGGGTTGTCCGGATTCGTGTCGATCAACATCCTTGCCCCATTACCGGAGCATCTGGATTTGATCTCGTCAAACACCTCCGGCTTTGCCATTGTGCCTTCATTAATATAGGCTCCATATGCTGTCATTCCTCGGATGCGCCCCAAATCATTGATCTTGGAGTGACCGAAGCAACACACCTGCACCCCGAACAGCTTAAAACGGTTGAATTTGTCAAAATGAAACTCAATACCGTATTTATTGGAAAGTTCAATCAGTACATTTCGATTGAGTGCTCCAAGATCGGCACCCGCCAGTATATATTGCGGATTCTCCACGCCCTGTGCGGCAGCTATTTTTTTGATCCTGCGAAGTTCATATAAAAACAGATCATTGTCAAGTACCGTCTTTCCGGTACGTTTTGCTCCGTGGTTAATCAACATGAAATAATCACTGTTTACAGCAAACCGGAATGTATCAAGCTGTTTTGGCGTATACAAATCACTCAACATCTTTTAATGCACCCTCTATCTGCTCAAAAAATTTGTTCAGCTTGTTCTCTCGATCGTCCTTACCCGCATCCGCTCTTGATTTAAGCAGCGCAATCTCTGCTCTCTGCTTCTCTGTAGCAAGATCCATGTGATCTGTAAGCCACTGCAAGGCTTTCATCCGATCGGCAAGCTTGATGCTCGCGCCATCCTTGCCTTGCTTAACCTCTGACAGAATAGAGCCATCTACATCCGAACTGTCTTTAAATCGAACAGTATTAACAATCTTTGTCAACTGCTTCTCTTTACCAGTATCCGGGTCCTTTATCTTTACTGGACCATACATTGCCATAACCGGCACTTCCTCTGTTCCAAATTCAAGGAAATCTGTCACATCTGCAAATGCAATATCCATGTACTTCTGGAATACATCGGCTTCACTTAGAAACTCTCTGTTTAAACGTTCCTGTTTCAACCGAAAGATTTCATCCCGGATGTAAGTATTTGTAAGTAATTGGTAGCCATTACTTTGTGCTGTACGATAGTCACAGCCATACGCTTTCTGATAAGCCTTGGTAGCATTGAAACATCGAATGTAATGTATACAAAAAAGCTGTTGCTTATCGGTCAAATCAGTATTCTGTATTATCTGCTTGACTTCATCAGCTACAGCCTTTTTCGTTACACTCTTTTTGCTTTCCGAACGTTCGCTTTTCTTTTCCGAACGCTCGCTTTGATGTTCGCCATCCCAACGGTATGTACTTTTCCATCTCCGAACTGTCCCGGCAGGAACCTCTAGTTGACTTGCAATCTCAACCAGCTTCATTCCACCCTTATACAGTTCTCGGGCTTTCTCTGCCTTTTGGTTCGGACTCCTTGCCAATAGTATCACCTGCCTGTTTCTTTTATAGGGAGAAGTGGGACACCCCTGTGTTTCATGATGCCCCAGTAGTCAAAAGACGAAAAAAGCGCAAGGGGAATCATTTCCTCTTACGCTCTTCCACGCTACAATCATACCACAGATAAGTGTATCATTGTGTATCATCTTTCATTTTTTTGATCAAAATCTCATAATATCCACCCGTCGGATTGAAATGTTTCAATGCCCTGGCATGAATTCGGTGAACCTGCGCCCACTGATATCCAAGCTTTACACAGATTTCTTCCCAACTTTGTCTCCGAAGGTATCTGTATGTCAATACCGCCTTTTCCGTCTCATCCTCTAAACGCTCAATATCTGCGAATATATCTGCATATAGATCTATGCGCTCATACCGTGCTTTAATAAGTTTCCTCTCCAACTCGTCCAGCTTTGCAGCGTAGTCAGAGAGATCTTTCTGATCATGGGCATGTGGCATATCATCCATGACAAGTGCCGGTGCCATCTTATCTGCTCTTAACTGCTCAATTTCTTCCTCTATCCGGCGCGCGGCGCTGACCGCTGGTGTATATGATCGCAGATACTCCTTTTTCAGTTCGTTTTCTTTTTCCACGCTTCTCCCTCCCTGTTCAATTACTGTTCTATAGTAATTTTACCATTGGCATTCAGTGGATTTGTACCAATTTAGGGCATGAAAAAAGAGAGGTTTCTTACAAATCTCTCTTATAATCATATTTCGATTAAAATGTACTTTTCCGGCTCAGCACTCTTTGTATTTCTTTTTTGTCAAATGGACCGTATCCAAATTCATTTTGAAATGCTGTTTTTAGGGATTCTTTCCTGTCTTCTGGGATACCTACGTTAGAAGCCACATTAAGCTCTGTACCATTATATTCAATTTTTATTTTGTTTATCGAGCGCGAACATGTAACCGTAAATTCTATTGTATATTTTGTTTTTAATCGATATCCTTCTATATAAAATCTGACTTCCGTCATTTATCTCCCATATTTATTATTGATATTCATGTGCTGCCAGCGCAACCTTCTCCACAAGCATTTCGCAAATGGCCTCTTTCGGATTGATGTCTTTTTCAAACACTCTGCTATATATCTCTGACTTGCTAATAGTCACCTTCGCCTCAATATTCTTGTGTCTAGAATCAACCTCTATTGTTAACACATCGTCTTTCAACGAAACATCAGTGTACGAATCATGTAACCTTGCAAATGAATGCATTTCATTTGCAATTTTCTCATATAACTCAAATCCTTGTTCCATAGCTTCTTTATATTCCATAATTATTCTCCCCTCTATTTTATTTGTTTTTCGATTGCCTTAAATATTTTTTTCAAAATAATAAACATATTTATTAAAATAATAAATGTCATATAATAAATAAGACAACTTGATGCCCACGAATACTCACCTGCAAAAAGCTCCAAAAAACAAAATATAAGTAATACGACACTTACAAGTATTTCAAACATTATTGAATAATAAGTTTCTTTTAAAATATTTTGCAATAATTTTGCATCACCAGAACTATAACTTTTATCCTCTGAAATTTTTGCTTTTGTTTCTAAAATCAGAGTTAATAATGTAAAAAACAAAGATGTTAGTATTGAAATGATAACCGTTAATATATTCAAAACATCATCATCTAATTTTCTAATTCCAGTAATAGAAATTGCGAAAAAGATTGGAACAATATAATAAAACAGAAATGCACGTTTTGATAACTTTCCATTCTTTTTTCTTATACTGTCTAAATGCCTTGCAAATATTTCAAAACATTCTGCATATTTAATTTTAAAAAAAACTCTACCTACAAACCATACAATCAATGCCACTATTATCAAAAAAAGTGGATTTACCATAAATTTTACTATCTTATCTAAATCTTCCAAAATTTCGTAATTATTCAATTATAAGCCCCTTCGCTAATAAATATTCTTTTCCTGTTTGTTTCATCTGCTCTTTCAGGCTGTCAAATGTAGGATGTCCTCCTTCCAGATGAACTTTATCGGTAATGTCTTCGATCATCTGCAAGTTGTCAACATTTGCCAGATTAACAGTCTTCGATGTTTTTCCCAATTTAAAATCCATCTTAAGCTCATTATACTCAAATCCTTCTATCTGTACAATATCACTAAATGCCCTTTCTCCCCTTCTCCATTCACTCAGTTCTATTGCCTTATTTTGCAAAAAACCTAAAGGTTTTCTAATGGTTACATCCATTTGGGTTTCGGTCGAATGATTAATTCCCAGTCTTTCTGAATCTTCATCGGGAATTTCATATCGAACAAAATGAATAGCCTTCAGTGTACCCTGTTCAAAAAATCTATTTAATACAACTCTTGGCACAACTATGTTCATTTCAAATCGATAATCTCCATTTATTTGCTTAATTATTTTATTTATTTGTTTATTCAACACTAATTTTATTCCATTTCGGCCAGATGATTGAAGAATCAATATTCCATTATCTACCTCCCCTGCCGGTATGCATATCGCAAATCCAAAAGGCATAACATCAGCCTCTTGCGGTGTCCTATTATGTGATACTCGCCCCGTTGTAGTATCCACAATTTCTGTTTCGATCCCGTACTCGCCAGTTTTTACTCTTACATATAAAATTGTAAAAACTTCTCTCCCATCTTCATCATATATTATTTCTTTTTCGCTATCATCGTAACAAAATACACTTTCATTATTTTCATCAGTTTTATATTTACTTTTCTCATCATCTATGGCATTTTTTACAATTTCTATAAATTCTGTATTATCAATGCTATGCATTTCTATTTTTCTATTATCTTCTTTGGTTTTTACACAAATTCCATATGCAGTAAGTCCTATCGTTCTCATCTTTTGTCCCTCAACATTTTTTCTTTAAATTATACACTTCTGCTTAAATGAATACAACTATTTTCATAATAACAAATAAATATTTGAAATAATTAAAATTTGTGTTATAATGTAAATATATTAATAACAGATCAGTTTTCGTCCTCAACGTTTCTGATCTGTTTTTTATTGCCACACCATCCTCATCTGTCCGTTCTTCTCTTCCACAATTCTCCCAATCCTCTGCTTAATAATCCCCTGCACAATCCGGCGCTTCCGGTAAAAACAATTTCGGCTGATTGGGAGAATGCCGTGGTGCGCTTCCAGCATGTCGTAGCTTGTCCCGATCACGATGGATTCCGTCAATTCCGCAGCAATGAAGCTATCTACCTGATTGCAGATTTCGAATACTTCCTTTTCGTCCACAGACATTCCTCCTTTCAATTTTTGTGCAACAAAAAACCAAGTGTTTCGATTGGCACTTGGTTTCTCATTGTTTATTCTATTTTTCACGCTCTTTGCAATTATCAACTGCTTCCAAAATACATAATAAATACTGTTGCTTTTTTAATATCTTCCCTAATCCAAACAAAACAAGAATCAAAAAAAGTGCAAGTACTATGCAAAATAAAATCTGTAAATTTGAATTTAGTTCATTAAACCTTTCCATTTCCCTCTCAGATAACCCAATGGTTGTTTTAATTTCCAATATTGACATTGCTACTACTTCCGCATACGGAATAACTATTTTGCTAGAAAACCCTATACAGATAGATATTAAAATAGAAAAAATTTGAAATATTATCATGTCACTCTTCAAATATGCCATCCCCATCTTCACATCCAATTCGTCACATTTCTTCGCATAGGTATAACATTTTTCATATAACCATTTTTCATTTCTTTTGTTATGTACGCTTTTGCTTTTCTTTTTGGTGGCTCTATAATGCCTATTCATATATGCAATCAATTTTCCATATTTTGCGACTTGTTTTCGTTGCCTTTTAAAATATATTTCCTTTCCATGATTAATCTTATATCCGACATATAAGCCCGCCAACGCTACCAATATCAAAAATGACATTTTAAATAAACATCTAAGAATATATATAACAAACAGTTTCATTTTTACACCTCTTTATTAAAAATACCATGTCAATCGCCAATATTCAATTGTCAATGTTCACATTTTTCGACAAATCTTCCATCCGCACCATTAAAGTCCGTTCCAAGAGAATGATTTTCTCCGCATCCACATATACTAGATAGTAGGAGGTGCTATATGATCGCTTGGTTCTGCTACTTGATTCTAAAATTCAAAGATTTTTCGCACACTTTCACCGCAGACGCATAAAATATATAAAACCGCTTTGGTGATCCCATGCAAAACTGTTCAAACCTTTATTTTCTTTCAACACTCGCCTGCCAGCTTGCCGACTGCATGTCAGATGATGAAATTGCCATCCTTGCTGCTGATCTGGTAGTGCTGAGTGATATGCTGGCAAATATTGCTGCCAGAAATGCGGTATGTGAAAAGGAATAGTTACACAAACCGGAGCTGTCCGGTCTGTTTAAAACAAACATATCTGCTGTTCATCGTAGTAATATTTCTTTCTTACCGGTACATACCCACCGTAAAATATCCGCTTAACACGATCTCTCTGTTTCAGATTCGCCATATAGAAGTTGTCAACCTCTGGAGGTACTGAAAAATAGTATGCTTCTGGATATGGCAAATGCTTTTCTATACAGATTTCTGCGATTTTTCTCTGATAGTATAGGATATGATTCCGCGTCAGGTTCATGTTACAGCCATCCGTCCAGAACGGATCATTACACCCGTTCTGGTTTATGTCCTTCCAGTGGCTTATTTCTTTCCGGATCTGTTCACAATACTGCTTTACTTTCTTCGCAGGGCAATCTTTCATGGCATCACCTCCGGAAAGTCCTCGATCTGCATCTGTCCTTCCAGATCATCCGCAGACTTTTCATCCTCTTCGCAAGTGGCTATCATTTCTACATCCATATCAGATTCTTCTCCAATATCAATGAGAATCAAAGGCTGTCCTTGGTCTGTCACCCACATTACTTTTTCCAGTTTATACAGTTTTCTTTTTCTTGGATTCGCACAGACAATATTCACTGGTGCATCATCTGGAAAACTGTTTACATATTCTTTTAATTCACTATTCTTCATTTTTTCAAAGGAACCCGATATATCGTTACCCCGGCCGGAGGTTCGGCTCCTTTCTTAATGCTCTATTTTTTTAGATAATCATACAAAATGTTAACAATAAGCCCACATAAGATTTCGAAAATGATCTGATATACCTTATCCATTTGCAGAACCTCCTTTTTCGTAATTGAGATCTCTGCATTTAATATGAAATAAGAAAATAACAAACAAATTAACTGCTTACAAAAAGTCTTCTAAACTCATCTGCCCCTTGCAATTACCACCGATCGTTGTCGGGTCCCAGCCAACTCCAATATAATCAAGCACTTTCGCCCATCCATAGTCGTTGCCGTCCTTGTCCTTACACATGTGGAACATCAGATAATCCCACTCTTTCGGGTTGCTCTCATACAACAGGTCAAAACGATGCGGTCGTTTCTCCATGTGGATTCCGAAACCGCACATACTGCATCCGGTACGCTGTGCCTTTGTTGTATACAATGTACCATCTGGCTTTTTCTCAATCGTACCGTAAATCTCCGGTATCAAAGATTCCGGCATCTGAAAATCTTCTGTTATTATCCCATCCTTGATTCCAGCAGCACGATACTTCTCTTTTAATCCGTTCTTCCAGAGATCATCCATCTCCAAGGCAAGCGTAAGAATATCCTGCCGGTGGAAGATTGCAAACGGCGCTGATCTGATCGTAGATGCCCCGAAGTAATTGCATCCATTCATCCGCAGGCTCTTGGCACGTCTTCCACCCTCGGATGCCATCAGTCCCAAATACGGCACACTGTTATGCTCTTTTCCCCAGTCATCACAATTCTTTTCTTTAAGGTAATAGCAGCATTTCGCCGATACCAGAAAATCCGGCTTTTGAAAGTCGCATCCTTCGGTTTCATTTTCATACCCACCGAACAGCTTCAACCACCGCTGATTAAGCTGCATCTTCGAATTCTTCTGCCAACCACCATATTCTCCGGTCTCTCCGGTTATGATCGCATGTCTGACTGTCTTATTCTTCTCGGTTGGATTCTGCAGCAACTCGATTTTTCCTGCAATCTCCTTGGATATGACCGGAAAGCCAAACTCCCGTATAACCTTTGGCTTTGTCCATCGTGTACCATCATCCCGCATGAGCGGTGGCACATTTATAATTCCTATTGCCTTATGTACTCTTTGAATGCTTGCATCCTCGAGTGTAGATGCTGATACACCTGGTACATCGATATGACACACTTCATGAAGGAACATATACAATATGATGCTGTCCAAACCTCCAACTGATACATGGCAGTTCAATTCTCTACGATCACATTCTGATCTGAACTCTTCCGCTCTGATCTGTGCGTATTTTCTTTTAAAGCTGTAATCCTGCTTTTCTTTTTGCATGAATGAAGCAATCTTCTCATAAGCTCCAAGTCGCTTCATCCTATCTTGTACTGATTCCATTTGTTTTTGGAGTAAAGAGCTCTTTTACGCTGGCCAGCAAACCTCTTACTCCTTTCTGTCCTATTTTTCGTACACCATCCATGTTATCCTAAAAAAGATTGGAGGTGAAAATATGATATCTGAATTTTTAAACCAAGTGCCCTTATTCTTCTCAATGTTTTCTGGTATTTTTGAAGGATTTTACATTGTTATGAAGTGTATTGTTAAAAATCCTTTTTTACTCTTTCTTTTGGTACTTGGTATACTTAGCGCCACTATAAAACACAGACACAAGTTTTAACTTTAAGGCACTATCCGGTGCTTCTTGTGATAGTGCCTTTCTTTTCGTTATACATGATGGACTTACTCATTCTTCATCATGTCCATCCTTTTCCACCGCGTTATATATCCCCAGATAAGTTTCATACTTTTTCTGATTCATCGAATTGGCAAGGAATCGCAAGAAATCCTTGTTCCGCAAGCATTCTTCCGGCGTGCCGATTGCGCGATACTGCTGAACTTCTTCCAGTGCCTTGATTGCAATGTTGAATGCCTGCCCTAATTCGCAATCAGTGTCGTCGAAACCGCCCTCATATCTTCCGTTTACCATTTTGCAACATTTTGGATAATTTTTCTTTATGATTGCTATTGCTTCCTGCTCTGTCATTCTTCATTATCTCCACTTCTTGATAGCTTTAACTCTGTTCCGTCAATGTTCCCTGCGAGTTTATTCTGACAGTGGCACAACAGCGTATCCAACTCTTTAGCGTCTGTTATCTTTGCCGCCCTTATGTAATCAAGCACTCTATCCACACTTTCCATTCTGTACTTGACTATCATTTTGTTATATGCGGTTCTTATGCTTTCAATTTCCTGCTCATGACGTCTGATTTCTGCTAATTTTGCCTTACAAAAATTATAGTCGCTTACAAGTTTATCTTTTCTGTGCTCTGCAACTTCTTCCATTGCATAACCTTTCATTTTGCTCATTCTTTCCCCTTTCTTTTGTTCTTTAAACAAAGATGTACGAATAGTGCCACATAACCCAAAATAATCAAGATTCCTGTAGATCCACTTGGAAAGATTTGCATATATTCGCACATGAAAACAAGCATCATGTAATTCATGTATACAAGATATGTCATTCTTCACCGCTCCTTTCAATTTTTCTGCCACATACAGGGCAGAATTTAGACAGCTCCCTTTGAAACGCATCTATTCCAAAATCATAACCGCAGCACTCTGTAATTCCATCAATTATCCGAGTTTTTTCATTGTTTCGTTCCACAGCCGCCTGACATTCTTCCAGTGTGCCGATTTCTTCATATTTCACGCAATTTTCAATAAACTGTCCGACTGTTCCATGCTTTTTAGCAAGGTAAACATATTTCATAGCTGCTTTTAATTCTTCTGGTGTGCCGATTGTACGGTACTGCTTTAACTCTTCCAACCATTCGGCAAGCTGGTCATGTTCCTTGGCACATTTTTTACACTGTATCGGATAATAATGTGCATCTTTATCATAATGATTTTCGTACTCAGTCATCCTGCGCTTTGCAACTTCTCTTGCGTGTGCTATTGCTTCATCAATCTTCATTGCTACACCTCCAACAGTTCCGGATTGTCAATTGCGTTTCCAATGGCAACAATTTCATCTGGTCTGAATTCTCCTAAAGAAATACTTTCCGAGCTTCCAATCACCAGTGCTTCCCAACAGAGCGAGTAATCGCACCATTCAATAACATATCTTTCATCATCGCACTGAAAAATATCTTTTTCATAGATCCCCCTATACCCTGTGCATTGGCAGAAGGTTCCCGGAAATACCGGATAAAAAGCAATATCCTCTCCATCCCATACCTCGATTTCTTCAATCTCGCCATCTTCATCGCAACTTGGCAAGCCTTCCACCCATTCACCATTGTCGATCCGCTTGCCGCGGTATAAATATCTATTCTCCATCGTTTATATCCTCCTGTATTTATTCTGGTTCAGCCAATACCATTTACACGCCCTGCCACCATTAACAAATACCATAGGCTTCCCACTATTATTTGCATTTGCGCATGTGACACCATTCGAACCACAATACAGACAGTTGGAACATCTTTCTTCAATTTGCTTTTCTTCCAGAACTCTGATATATCCCATTATTTTCCCTTCATTTCTTTCAACTTGGCTTCGGCTTCCTCTTGTGATAAAAACCAGGTTTCCTTGTACATTTTTTCTAACAGGATTCGGTCTGTTGCATATTCTCGATCCTTATCACACTCCATGTACCATCCTTTTTCTGTAAAAGTAATCAAGGCTACTTTCTGATGATAAACTTTGTTGTTCTCCGGGTGCAGACTTAAAATATTTAATTCACAATTGATTTTGCTAGGAATTATATATACATCTGAGCCAATTCCACACGGCAACCGCAGAAGTAATCCCTGCTCCTCGGCATCCTCATAGTCTTTGAGTTTCCGATATACGGCATCTATTTCTTCACAATCTGGTTCACATGCCCTTTCCCACATTTCATCATCAATCCACAACGGATTTCTCTCCGTTAGTCTCTCCATGCTATCCCTCACTTTCTGCCTTAAGCCAGCTAAGTAAATCTCCATAACTATCGTGTATTTCCTCTTCGTTATCTGTGTCAAGGTTATAAATTGACTTGTATGGTTCTCCATGCCTTTCGAACTCGCAATGGTTTCTTTTGCTTTCGCTGGTGTTTCAACCGTCCATCAGCTTCCGGATCATGTCCTCCTGATGCAGCTCTGCGATATGGTCCCGCACGCTTTCTTCCGGGAATGCGATCTGGTAGGTTCGCTCCTTGATCCGGTTCGTGATGCGGTCATCATACTGCAGCGTTTCCAGAGATTCATTACTTGTGAAAATCGTCACTTTCCGGTTTATATAACGCTCATTGATGATCTGGTACAGCTTGTCATTGATCCAGTCTGCCGGCCGTTCCACTCCGAAATCATCAATGACCAGGATATCTGTGGTGCAGAGTGCATCCAGCAAACGGCTCTCACTGTATTCCGCGTCCCGCCGCCATGTATTCTTGATTTCCTGCAGGATGGTCAGTGATACCGCAAATTTGACTGCGTAGCTTTTCATCAGCTCGTTTGCAATCCCTGCCGCAATCCTTGTTTTCCCACTGCCCTTTGTCCGGGACCAGATAAACAGTCCCATCCCCTGCTCCCTCTGGTTCTCAAAATCCCCGAGGTACGCTTTTATGATCCGGCAGGCATCCGACACTTTCTTCCTGCTGTCCCGCTCCCGGTACACATCCATCCGAAATGTTTTCAGTTCCATTCCCCTGAATGCTTCCGGGATATCCGCAAACCGCAGCCGCCGCAACATGATCGCACGCTCCCGGCACTTACACGGCACGGCTGTTTCAATACCGTCCTTTTCGGTCAGAATCCATTCGCTGCCCTTGCAGACTGGGCACACATCAGAACCCTTCGAAACATCCGGAACATCCGCGTTCTTCAAGCAGTTCGTTGAGCGATTTTTCACGCGCTCCAGTATTTCGTTGATCATGTTTTTCATCTGCTGGTCCATCATCCACTCCTTCCAGGTATTGCATAAACAGGTTTTCTTTCAAAAAGTTCTCCGGGTTCTTGATGTACCGGGCTGGTGTCTTTTTCCGCTGGCAGGCAATAGCATAATTCTCTGCCGCTGCAATCAGGCCAGCTTCCGACACTCCGGCATCAACCGCATTGCAGTATTCCGTCTCTGCCAGATAACCAGTGCAGGTTTTCGGATAGGCTGCGGCAAAATCTGCAAACCGCTCCACGGGGGATATAGGGGGTGTGTTTCTTTCCTTCTTCCCTTCTTTCTTTTCTTCTATTGTTGTCGTTTGAATGTCGTTAGAATGTCGGTTGCCTGTCGGTTGCCTGTCATTTTGCTTGTCGATTGTCTGGTACAAATCGTACTTAACCACTGTAAATACAGTAAATTTGTTTGTCGTTTTGCTTGTCACTTCGCCTGTCTTTTTCAGATGTGAAATTGCGGTGCGGATTTCGCGCTCCGTAAGCCCTGTTTCGCCCGACAGCTTCCCGATGGATGAGACAAACGATCCACGTGGAACCGTTGTCCCTTTGAAATTTCCATCCTTCCAGTTGGCTTTCAGAAGCATATGGATAAACAGCCGGGTTGTATTGATATCTGTGTACCATTCCCATTCCAGTAGCCCGCGGCTCAGCTTTATGTAGTTGCCATCCAATCACTCCACCTCCCGAATCAGCACTTCTCGCCACCTTTCAAATGTCATTTTCATTCCGCCTTCACAACAATTCCATACACCTTATACATCTGCCGGAACCGGATCACTCCCATCTGGTGAGCAATCGTATGGTGCTCCCTGCACAGGCAGATCTTCTTATAACCCGAATCATCCACCTTCCGGCGGTTATTTCCCATACCGATTGCATCTTCATGATGGATTTCCCCATCCTTGCCGCAGATGGCACACTTTTTATGCATTAGGCAGTAATACAGATACCGCCCAATATCATCCGTCCGGTCAATCGCATTGTCTGAAAGTGGGATTCCCCACTCTAAAGCAAATTCCAAGATCGTATTGATAAACTCCCTCGCGGTATCCATCGAACAGTTAGAAAGGCTGAAATAAGGATCTCCTGTACGGATCATATGCTCATACTTCATCCGTTCCTTCATTTCTTCCGGTGGATAGCCTGTCCAGTCTGCAATATCCCGGATCGTTGCATATGCTTTCTTCCTCTGCTCCGCAGAGATATGCCGCCCATCATCAAAGCGGATCTCTGCATTCTTGATCTTCTTTCTCTGGAGCAGACCACCAAGTTTCATTCCCGGAACGGAAACAACAAGATCTGTTCCATCACTGTTTTCCCGGTACTGCTTCACATCTACCATCGTATACATCAGTCATCACCATACTTCGATTTCAGACTGTTCAGCATTGTACCAACATCTTCTGCTGATAAACTGTCCCAAGTCTTTCCGTTGCTCGTGATCCAGTATTCAAGATTCACCTTATGTTTGATGCACAGGTCTTTCAGTATCTTAATATTTGCCGGGCTCGGCTTCTCCTCATTACGAGGAATGATGTTGTTAAAAGGCTGCATTTCTTCTTTGAGCCACAGGTTAAATCCAAGCCCCGTATGAATTGCCACACACTTTACAAAGGACCGGCACATACTGTTCCATACCCTCTGCTGGCTCATGGAATTATCCTTGACCGGATTGGAGCCATTCATCACCGGCGACTGCATTTCATACTCATTTTCATCAATTACAACTTTAATTCGTGTCTCATAACATCGATTTGTATTTCCTTTACTATCTGTGAAATCTTTTGAAACCATGCGCAAAGAACTTCCCGTTCCCTCATCCGGAATCGGCACCCAGTAAACTTTCTTTGCACCATTCTCATGCAGCAGATCAATACATTTCGCCCAATTGAGATACGTCATTCCATCCCGTTCCTGGCAATATGGAGTTACGTCAATTTTGCGCATTTCTTCCCACGATTTAAGTGCCATACATCATATCCTCCAACTTCATTTCCATCTGTCCATCCCTGCCACTTCTATATGCTGCAAGGATGTTTTTATTGTTCTCCTTTTTCTTTTCCAGGCAGTCACATGATTCACCCGGATCAAGATGTGCCCCACAATAGGGGCAGGGTCTGTAATACATCACACCACCTTCCGGAAGCATGAAACCATACAATCTTCACAGTAGATTTCTCCGCCAACGTCATAACAATAATCATCCTGAATATGATCCCCACAGCAGACGCACACCGGCCGTTGTTCCAGCCATTCGTCCTGCTCATCCTCATGCATCCGGAAGAAATCATAATTATCCGGGATCGTTTCCATTGTCGGCTCCTTCCTGCAGCAGATCATAAATTGCCTTTGCTTCACCTTTTTGCAGCAGGTCATAGATCCAGTCCGCTGTCTCATCATCCTGTCCGTCTATCAGTGCCGCATAGATCTGCTCCATCGGCTCGTCCATAAGCGGACACGCTGCTTCGGTGTAAATAAATGATCCTGCATTGTTCAGAATCTTTTCTGCGTCCTTGCAGTGCAAATACGCACTTACAAGCGATTCGATTTGACGTAAATTCATATTTTTCACTTGCACATTAAATATATTTCTTGTAAAATAAAGGCATAGCATTTTTAATGCTTATTTTTCTTTTGTTTCCCGAGAGAAATAACCCCCCAATTAGATGGAATCATTGCTTTGGTCGGCTAATTCCATCTTTTTTATTTCCACATCCAACACTTCCTTGAAATCCCCATCATTTTTCTTTTCCTTTCGCGGGTACGTGAGATTCGAAGCTTTATTCGGATATTGCGGATACATACGCTTTATTCCACTGATGTGCATTTTTCTCCTTTCAACTTGCTTTCCGGAGCTTCTGTATACAGTGCTCGGTTTCCTTCCGCTCTCTTTCCACTCTCTCGAGTGTGTATGCCACATGTGCGATCACCGCGCCAGCAATTACCATTCCTGCGGCAATTATCCAGCCAACTCCTTCCGAGTCCATAGCAGTTGCACCGAACATCATAATTGCGACTCCTATTTCAAAAGCTCTTTGTTTCATGTTCTCTCCTTTATAGCTTGTCCGCACAGCCACCGCAGTGGCTACTCTACGCGCTTATAACCTGCGCCAAGCGCAAACTTGTCGCACAGTTCGTCAATTTTGTTCTGAGGTATATCCTTGGGATCAATTTGTTTCCATTCACCGGTTTTAGAATCGATCACAAAGGTTCTGTATGTAGCTTTCTTTGGATATCTTGCCATAAGCCCACCTCCTGTTAATAGGTTATTAACTGTGCCTGTACGCGGTTCTTAATTTTCTGAATCTTCCATTTGTGATATAATCTCCTTACAGGACGTTGCCGCGTCCGAGTATTATGAAAGGAGCTATTCCAGATGATCAAAATAATTGATGTAAATTGTCCTTACACCAAACGATCCCAACAGATATCGGTCGACTATTGTTATGTACCTGTTATGGGAACTCTACAGAAAAACTACAAGAAAATGTCGTATGAATGTCCCATGTGTGATGAATGTCCACCTGATTTAAAAGATCAATATGGTGGATGTTCCGCGTATAACAGTCTTCCTGTTGCTATCCACGATTAGTGTCCCCTGCATTGCACACCGATATTTTTACGCTTGACTGGCTTATGATCGGATCAAGGTTTTTGAGCCAGTCAAAATCTTTACATCTTCCTGCTTCCCATATCTCACAGTTACTCCCGCACACTTTTCCCAGATCCGCGATCTCTCCGTTTGTCGATTGTGCCAAAAACTCTCTAATGTGCTGTGTTGTGCAATCCATAGCTAACTGGACCTCATTCGTTGATGGCGATTTCTGTTCGTCTGTGTATGTCTCCTTCATATGCATTCGTCTTATTGCTGACATGCGTTCTTGAACCCTCTGACTCAAACAGTCAGCAATTATTGAAGGATGTATAATACATTTCTGCTGGCTTTGAGCTTGCTTTTCAAGGTCAGCAATTCTTTTTTCAAGCACCTTCCATCTTTTTCTTGAAATCCACACTCTCTCATCTCCCCTCTGACTTGTCTTTTTCTTCTCCCTCTTCTATAATTGCTTTATCAGCATTATGCTGAAATACAAACGAAAGGAGAATCTTATATGATTTATACTGATGATATTTGCAAATTTCACGCTATCATCACTGATTTGAAAAATTCTGGGGTTTCCGTCCACCTTTATGGAAACTCTACAGAATGTTTCTCTGGTGCATACGCTGGTTTCAATACACCACCCAATAATACGTTGGCAATTCACATTGTTGCTCTTACATCTGTTGGCACTATATATTGCAACAGTTACACAAAATTAAAAGAGCAAGAAGTTGTTGAAAATGCAAAACAATTATATGACCAGCTTTCCGTAACAAATGCCCAAGTATCCTACTCCCAGGATTCTGGTACAGTTACAATCAAATAATTGCATGCGGCATGGTTAATGCTGTGCCGCTAATATTTTTAATGCGTCCAATCTAACTTTCACATCGCATGTTTCATAGAAAATCCGAAGCGCTTCATTTGTAATAAACAATGTCTGATCTTGTGTAAAACGTTTTGACATATCATCAAATGATTCCTTCCTTATGATTGGCATTTTCTCACTCTCCCTTCTTATGCAATTTGTTCGCATCCTTATTCTTCTCGTTGCTGCTGTTCACTTTTCCCAACCGACATGATATAATTCCTTTATCAAATCTTTGGAGGCTTAGTATGGATAACAGCTTACATAACCTAATCATGGACTCTTGTATGGATGAATCCGTAAAAATAAATCAGCATCTCGACTTACTTGCCGAAGAAAATAGCGCGTCTTTGCGCCGCCAGATAGCAGCATTAGAAGATATTTCTAACCATACAAAAGATCAAGCAAATTCTTTAAAAGAGCATGTTGACCTATTAACTGAACAAGTCAACATCGCACACCAAAACGCTATTGATGCTAAAAAAGATGCTATTTTCTCTCGTGTAATATCTATCATCTCCTTGCTTATTAGTTTTCTGGCATTTATTTTTTCAATAATATAGCCACTACAAATGCAATCATAGAAACTACTAAGGATAGATATGATAAGAACCAAGTTGGAATATTATCAAACCACTTGATAAAAGACTCTATAACTTTTTTGATGATCTTCACGTTCTCACTCTCCTTTCTGTTGTAATTAGGTTGATTTTAATTCAACCTTTTGGGCAAAAAAAATCTCATCTCTCTTCCTATTTGTTAAACCTAGAATCTTCTGCATTGCAGATATCTCCGATGCCTTAAACTCTGTTTCATTATTAAGTTTTTTGTAAAAACCCTCCCTTGAAATACCAAGTTTATTGGCAATTGCTGTAATTTTGATCCCAGATTCTGAAATAGCATCATTCAGTTTTTCTGTATCTGTCAAGTTTTCATCTCCTTTCTGGTTGATTTATATTCAACCCTGTTATCATAATACTCTACAGTTGAATCTCTGTCAACTATTTTTTATAAAAATGTTGAATAAAATTCATTTTCGTGCTATTATTCTATATAAGAAAGGTAGGTGGACAGCATGAATACCCAAGAAAGTATGGGTTTACGGATAAAAGGGCTTCGTGAATCAAAAAAAATGTCTCAGTCTGAACTAGCAGAAAAAGTTGGATACAAAGATAAAACGGCTATTGCAAAAGTTGAAGCTGGTAAAGTAGATTTACCACAAAGTAAAATATCCTCATTCGCAAAAGCATTAGATACAACAACTTCTTATTTATTTTCTGATGAACAAATAGAAAAACCTACTACCATTGCTGCACATTTTGACGGTGATGAATACACACCAGAGGAACTCGATGAAATCAAAGCATTTGCAGAATTTGTCAAATCCAAAAGAAAATAGTCCTTTTTATTGGACAATACATAGTTTAGAATGCGGTGGAGGTGATTATAATGAATAAATTTGAAAAATTATGCCAGACCGCTTCTGATATAGATGTTGACATTGTAGACTATCCATTCACCAGTGATCGTTTCAAAGGTTTGTATTGTGATGGAACCATCGCACTCAATCAAGATATATGTGCTGATTCAGAAAAAGCTTGTATCCTGGCCGAAGAACTCGGACACCATTTCACTACTGTAGGAAATATTACAGATCAGAAAGAAACAGAAAACCGAAAGCAAGAACGGCGAGCACGAGTTTGGGCATACAATGAAATGCTTTCCCTATCGGATTTAGTGGATTCATATAAAGATGGATGCCGAAGCAGATATGAAATTGCAGAACATCTGGAAGTAACAGAAGAATTTTTACAAGAATGCTTGGACTATTTTCACGAAAAGTACGGTTTATGCACAAAACAAGATAACTATTTGATATATTTCGAACCTCTTGGTGTTCTTGAATTATATTCATAATACCAGAAAGGAATTAGTTTACCTATGAAAAAAATATTAAATTACATCTGTAAAATATTTTGCGGAATTTTGGGAATTACGTTTCTTGTATTCTTTTTTGGTAGTGCTATTAGCTATTTTGAAATTAAAAAGCATCCTATAGGGGATATAATATTTTCTTTGATATTTTTGCTACTTGGTATTGTTTTATTAAAAGTTGCTGTTAGAAAACAGCTTAAAGAACACTTATTCAATCAAAATCCAACTACGGAAAAAGAAATTTCTTCGTCCTCTGACCAATATATAACACTTGGAAATTCCATTGTTCATACAGACAATTCTCCAATTACTGATGAAGAAATTCCATACCTTATGCAATTAGGATATGAAGAATCATTGCGACAAACTGGACAATACAATGGCGAAGTCCTTGACGCCTCATTTGTAGTCCAAAGTCTTGCCGAAAAAAAGAATGCAACTATTATTCCAGCATACCAAGAAATAATTAATTTTCCAACCAACTGTTCTTCAAATATTTTTTCCACAGATATTTTCTTTCTAAAATACATCAATGGGCGTTCTGTGGAAAATGCAAATATTGCGCAATATTGGTACTATGAATATGGATTAAATTATGCGAATGAATTAAAAAAGCTCTACTCATCCGATATATTAAGAATTTCAAATGTCAATATTTCAAAATTAAAAGTTGCGGATTTAAAAAATATACTTCGCTATTTTAATCTCCCATTATCAGGTAAGAAAGCTGACTTAATGAATCGGATTTTAGATAATATATCATCAGAAGATTTATCTTCCTTTTTAGGCGATTCAATTCATTATTTTTGTGCAACAAATAAAGGAATTTCTCTCATCGAATCGTTAAACGATTCGGCAACTTTCAATTTAGAGTTGGAGAATGAAGCCATTTCTTTAATATTAGATTATGATTATGAGGACGCTTTTAATTTAATTTGGGATTACAAAAAGCAGACACCTGCTGAAAAGAATACTCATTATGAATACAGCTCCAATATGGATGAAACATATGATTCTATAATGACCCCTTGTGGATTCTTTTATACATTAGAAAAAGACCGCGATATAGAGGAAAAAATAAGAGCAGCAATAGTCTTTTGCAGAATGTATGGCCTAGGGCAAGATAAAATTCGTAAACTAATAATGAGAATTTACAAAGAAAATGATCATATTTTTTCAGAAGATGCAAAAAATTTGATCAATGGCAGACTTCTATAATACGTATACAAGTACCTTGACAATATAATACACTTACCCGGGAAGCCGAGGAACGGTTGCATCTACTCCGAGCCTGTGAAGGGGGATGATGCCGATGGTTACATATTCTGATCTATTCACATTTGTGATAATGATATGTGCTATTGTTACACTAGTTTGTAATTTCAGACATAAAAAATAACCGTCCAGCTCCTGAGAAAAGTTGACGGTTATTTTCCATTGATTTTTCGCCGGAGTAGATAGCTGACACCTATCTATCGGCTTTCCTGTTAAATGTATTATATGTCATACATACATTTTTGTCAATTTAAAACCGCCCTGCTCTACCAAAGCAAGGCGGTAAGCTCCCGAATGATACGAAAGCCCTAAGCAAGCATATTGTATCATTCTCGGAGCAGCTATGCAAGCGGAACACCCGTTCCACGCTGGCTGTTATTTTTGTACCAAAAAACATACACTATAGAGAAAGAGGTGTAATATGCCATGAAAGAAACCTTATCTGAACGCAAAACCGGCGCGATCTACATCCGTGTATCCACCGACAAGCAGGAAGAACTTTCCCCGGATGCGCAGCTTCGTCTACTGATGGATTATGCGAAAACCAACCACACCGATATCCCCATGGAATATATTTTCCAAGACAACGGAATCTCTGGCCGGAAAGCAGACAAACGCCCGGCGTTCCAACAGATGATTGCACTGGCGAAGTCCAAAGAGCATCCGATCGATACGATCATCGTCTGGAAATTTTCCCGTTTTGCCCGGAATCAGGAGGAATCCATTGTGTACAAATCACTCCTGAAAAAGAACAACGTCGATGTGGTGAGCGTGTCCGAGCCACTTATCGACGGACCGTTTGGCTCCCTGATCGAGCGGATCATCGAGTGGATGGACGAATACTACTCGATCCGCCTGTCCGGGGAAGTGATGCGCGGCATGACACAAAATGCGCTGCGTGGACATTATCAAGGGGATGCCCCGATCGGCTACCAGTCCCCGGGCAATAAAAAACCTCCGGAAAAAGATCCGAAAACCGTACAGATCCCGATCATGATGAAAGATCTACTGCTCTCCGGTTCTTCCCTGCTGCAGATTGCACGAAAACTCAACGAACAGGGCTATCGCACGAAACATGGAAACCTCTGGGATGCTCGCGGCGTGCGCTATGTATTGGAAAATCCGTTTTATGCCGGTATCTCCCGGTGGAACTATACGGATCGGGGGCGACAACTAAAACCGGCAGAGGAAGTCATTTATACAAAAGGAAACTGGGAACCTTTGTGGGATAAAGCCACACTGGAAGAAATCAAAAAACACCTTGCCATGAATATGCGAAAGGCCAAATCCAGAGATGTATCTGCAGCCAAACACTGGCTAAGTGGACTCCTGATCTGTTCGTCTTGTGGTGGCACACTTGCATATTCCGGTACAAAAAACAGCAGAGGTTTCCAATGTTGGAAATACACGAAGGGATTTTGCAATGAATCGCACTACATAGGCATCCACCCCATTGAAAAAATGGTAATCGAATATCTGGAAAGCGTCCTGCACTCTCCTGCAATCATTTATACAGTAATCTCCTCTGCCTCCGCTGATGCAGACTCCAAACTTGCGGATCTTGAAAAACAGTTACAAAAAGTGGAAAATAAAGAAAAGCGGATCAAAGCCGCCTATTTGAATGAGATTGACTCATTAGAGGAATACAAAGCGAACAAAGCCGCGCTCTTAAAAGAACGTGCAGCCATTGAAAAAAATATCAAACTGCTGACGATTTCAAACACCGACATGTCTAAAGAAGAAATGGACAAAAAAATGAAGCAGAACATTTCTGCTCTGCTTACAGTCTTACAGGATGATTCCGCAGATTATGTCCAGAAAGGAAACATGATGCGGAATGTCGTTGACCACATCGTGTTTGACCGCGGAAACACAAGTCTCGATATGTTCCTAAAGCTTGTAATTTAGCGGGTTTCAAGGCATTATAGGGTATTACAATACGGTGGTCCCGATGGCGAAATGGGAGCTTCCATGCGCTATCTGGCCCAGCGGTTTTCTTTTGCAAATCCGCAGATTGCCGGTGTACTTACTGACATCGGAACCGAGGAACTTGCTCACCTCGAAATGATTGGTGCGATTGTCCGCCAGCTGACGCGCGGACTTTCCGCCAAAGAACTGGAAGCTTCCGGATTTGCACCATATTATATTGATCACACCGCAGGTGTCTGGCCGCAGGCTGCGGGTGGAGTTCCATTTTCCGCTACCGAATTTCAGTCAAGTGGTGATGCCATTGCTGATCTGGTGGAAGATATGGCAGCAGAACAAAAAGCAAGAAAAACGTATGACAATATACTGCGTCTGGCAAAAGATCAGGAAGTTGCTGATCCGATCCGCTTTTTGCGCGAGCGTGAAATTGTGCATTTCCAGCGTTTTGGCGAGGCTCTTCGTCTGCTGCAGGAAGAACTGGACAGCAAAAACTACTATGCTTTCAATCCCAATTTTGACTGTATGCAAAACACTACACGATAGGACAAAAGATAGCCGCCCCTTTCACACTGGGCGGCTATCTCAAAAGAAAACGCAATAAATCACTATTATTTTTACTTAAATACCGGATTCATCGCCTCAATCTTGCGGATGATCTGCTCCAGCTGATAAGCATTGTTTCCGAGCTTGCTCATATTTTTGAGAGCCTCACCCTTCATCTCATGGATACTTCCCACACTGTACTCCATACGTGCCCGCAGTTTCTGCCGCCTTGTCAGCAGTTCATGCTTCAGCTCTACCATCTCCCGGCTGTCGACCAGCGCATTTGCATGTGTCAGCCATACACGGGTATCATACATCCGCAGCCGTGTCAGATACTGCAGAAGATTCTGCGTATAATAATCCAGATCATCACTGGTTTTACGGAATGTTTCCTTTTCCCGCGCTTCCTCCTGATACTGTCCATATAAAAATTCCAGTTCTTTCGCATTGCGGACATGATATTTTTCACAGATGAAATCCACCGCGTTTTTCGTATTGACATAGCGGATCTTTACCCGGTTCTCCAAAGTAATCGCCTGATTGCGGTTGACATCCGCCTGACGGATCTCTCTTGTGGAATCCTGGTAACGGATCAAAATAAACGCGCCCGCTCCCACAGCTGCAAATCCCATAATGGTGAAAACCAGCTGCAGATCCCTGTTCAGATACCAGGAAAGTATTCCCACAAAAGCAAACAACGTAATAAACACAGCTAACAGATAGCACGCTGCGGTACGGGTTACTTTCTGTACCTTTGCGGAATCTGACCGTTGCATGGACCATTCCAGTTTTTTTCCTTCCAGATATGCCATATTTCTCTTGATCGCATCCAGATCTGCCTCATTGGCTTTCAGCCGGCGGATCACTCCCGGAAGATTCTCTTCTTCCTCCTGCATCTGCGCAAACTGCGTATCTGTCAGCCGGCGTTTGGTTTTCAGAAAATCGGTTCTTTGCTTTTCCAGCTTTGCGACCTGTGTGGCACACTCAAGAATCGGTTTACGCTCTGCGTCCGTCAGGTCTTCGAGAATCTGAATATCTGTCAGATAATTTGTCACCAGCTGATATTCCGATTTACTGTCTTCAATATCCTTAGACGCCTGAATCATCTGCTTACACAAATCCACTACATATTTCTTTGCCTGCGCCGCGTCCGACAGATTCAATTCTTTTACAATGTTTTTTGTCTCAAGTTTTGCATACTCGCTCTGATCATATTGTGAGAAACTTCCTGTCTCACTTTCTTTGTTCTTTTTTCTATGAAATAAATTTGAAAAAATCATATGTTATACCTTGCAGCTCCTTCGATACTCTTTCTTCCACTGAACAATCACATCCATTACTTCTTTCTTTGCCTTCGCCTTTTGGACACCCCCGGTCCGCTGCGCTAATTCTTCCAGATGGGATTCAAACTGTTCGAGTTTTTCGCTCTTACATGCGATGGAAATTTCATTTCTGATTTCCTGCTGCTTTCTCTCCTCCACCTGATATTTTTTTGCAATTTCCGCAAACGCATCCTCATCATGCCGGCAGCGGCAGCACATCAGGCACTCCCGGAGAGATTCCTTTTGCTTATTAAATGCATATGCCTTCTCAAAGCAGCGCCCCGCCTCTTCAAACAAAAAGAGACGTGCATACGCCGTTCCGAGGTTATGCCAGATATTTCCCCGTAGAACCTCACCGGTTTCTTTCGTATCTGCTTCATCCAGCAGATGTTTATACCGGTAAATAGCTGCCAGATATTTTTCCTTCTCCATCAGCTGGTCTGCCCGGATCTTGTCACATTCAAAATCCGACTTTTGTTCCATCTGCCGGACCGCAAAAACGATCTCCTGCATTTCTTTCATGGTACAGTATGCCGTATCCTGCAATATGGCAAAAACAAAATCGGACAATTTTCCTTCCGTGCGGATATTCTCCCTGAGTTTTTGTGCGAGTTCGACACGATGCATCTGTTTTTCCACCCATGTACATAAACTCTCGCACATGAAGGAATGATCTAAAAGATACACATTTCCGGAAATATAATAGCTGAGTTCTTCCATGGAATATATGTTTATCCCGGTTTCCTCTATATAATAGGGCAGAGCCGCAATTGTTTCATGACAAAGTAATAATTCACCCAT